CATACGGATATTCTGGTGGTAAATATTGTGATACAACTTTTGCTAAAATTCTAAACTCATCTTTCATAGCTGCGTAACATCTTTTGTGTATCGCACTCATGACTCTTGAACCTCTCTCTAACAATGCGATTGTAGTTCCTACAGCTGCATTTTGTTTTGTGTCACCAACTTGCATATCAGCTATTGCTGCAAATCTTTGACCCGCTTGTACGACAACACCTAATAATTGTAATAGTGTTGGTGATGGTTCTTTGTATGGTAATGGAAAGAATGCATCTCTTAAACTACCGCCTGGTGCATCTACATCTTTAAATTCACCTGGTTGTATTGGTGATGCTTCGTCTCTAACTCTAACGCCTCTTTGTTTAAATCCTGCAGGTAAGTTCGCTAACGTTCCTGCGTCTAGCAATTGACGGAGAGCCGTCGTTGCTGTACGGCTCAATCCGCCAATCATGTGAATGAGTCCAAAGCCATAAAATCCTAGTCCTGGCAGAAATTTGAAGTGGACAAAATATTGGATTTTATTTTTCTTTAGATCATCGGGCGCATAGTTCCTTCTGATAGAAAGAACTGTTCGGCTACCTTCGTCAACAGTGACGATGTAAGGTAATTTTATTCCAGTAGGTCCTTCAGAGTTTGTGTCTTCAAAACCTTCTAAATCTAAATTTACGTGACACTCTAACAAAGTATACATTGATTCTTGTTTACCAGTTTTTTTAGTGCCATCTAATTCTCTTTCTTTTTTCTCTAAATCATTTCTTTCAACATTGTCTGGTGGACCTAATTCTACATCTCTGTAAAAACCACTGACCTGTTGTTTTCTTAATTCGTTTTCTGAAATCTTAACTGTATGTATAACAGCTTCTGCATCTTCAATTGATGTCGCTGTGTATGGCACAACTAATTCATCTGCTGGTACAAATTTAGATACAGCTCTACCTAGCGGCACATCATAGTAAACTTTTTTAAATGTAGATCCTGCAAGTGGTAAATGAAATAACATTGAGTCAAACTCTTCTTCGTATTCTTTCATTTGATCCATCACAAGATAGTTCATGAAATCTTTTACACGTTGTGCTTGTTGTTCTGTTGCAGTATTTTTTACACCTATAATCTGTGTTCTTACAGGTCCATCACTTGGTAATAATTCTTTGTATGCTTGTGCTTGAAACTGTGTAACTGCCTCTGCTAATACTGGGTGTGTTGCACCACTTGCTCCTTGAAAAGGCTCTGTTCTGTTTTCGTATTTAAATCCTAATAAATCTAAACCTTGTTTGTAAGACTGCTCCCAATCTTTTCTTGACGCTTTGTAATCCATGTAATTTTGCACCATCTCATTACCGATAGGATCTAAGATGTCGTCTGGTAAAATATCTGCTAGGTTATCAAAGTGATTTTCTGTTCCAGGTATATTTATAGCTCCCGGTTCAAAGTCTATTGTTGCGCCGCCGTCTTCTTCTGGTATGACCTCTACGGGTCCTTTTTCTGGTATCTCTTCCTGAACGTTAACTTCTTCTAGCTCCTCTGCTGATGGAACTTTGATTTCGGTTCTAGTGTTCGGGAGTCCTTTATCAATATCTGCCATTTATACTCCTATATGTTAGTACCACGTTTTAATAATGATGACAACCCTTCTGAGTTGGGCCCTCTTTGTGGCGGTGGGCCTGACTTATCGCCACCAGATAATCCTGCAATACCACCTTTGTTAAATCTTTCTTGAGTTCCTGTAAACCCAGGTGTTTCAAATAATTGTCTAAATCTTTCTTGATTAATCATTTCTTTTGCTTGCTCTGATGAAGGTCTTTCATAACCTAAAGCTTCAGATAAAGTACCAATAAAATCTTCTGTTGGTAAATCTAATTTAGCAGTATCATAACTATTGCTTGTATATGCAGGAACTAATTTTTCTTTAGTTATAGGTAAACCCATTGGTCCTTTTTCAAATTCACCTGGAACAAGAACTCTTTTTAATTCACCAGAAAAAAAACTATCTGCTCCTGTTTTATCTGGTGCATCAAATTTTTTAGGTGTTGCTGTAAACTTATCTTTAATATTAGCAAGTTCAGATTCAAAATCTCTTTTTCCAACCTCACCACCTAATCCAGTTTCAGGGTTGTATTCCATACCTTTTAATTTTTGTTCTAAATCAGAAACTCTTTGTGCAAAAAAACTATCGCCTACTCCAATAGTTTGTGAATCTTTTTTAGCTCTTTCAAGTTCATTTGCAGTCAATATTCTTTGTGCATAATCTTTTGCAGCAGGTGATGATGTTGCACTATCTAAAATTTTTTGTGCATCAAGAACATTTTGTGGGGTTGAAAGAAATCCGAAACTTAATGTATCTTTTAATGCTTCTTGAATAGGTTTACCTTTTCTAATTGCTGCATCTGCAGCTATAACTCCATCAAATATGGGAATAGATGCTAAAGCTCCTGCACTAAAAAATTGTGATCTAAGATTTAATAATTCTTTTGGATCTAAAGCTCCTTTTGCAAAATTAAGAGTGCTTCTAAGTATTTTTTTAACTATGTTTGATTTTATATCTGTAGCTTTAGGATCAATACCTTTTGCTAAACTTTCTTTAACATACTTTTTAGCTTCTGCTTGACAAGCAACACTACCATATTCAAAATTAATACGACCACCCTCTGCAACTTTTTTTCTACATATTGGATTTAATTCTCCTGCTAAATTATTTAATAAATTACCAAAATTATTCCAATCTTTTTTTGTAAATTTTTTAACCTCACCTTCTAATTGAGTTACAATATTTTGCACATCTTTTCTAGGACCAACAGCTTCACCACCAAACCTTGAATTATCTATAACCAGCCTTGTATTTTTTAATAAAGCCTCTGCAGCTCCTTTTTTAACTTTTTTTGGATCACCTGATTGAATTAAATTTGTTGTTTTATTAGCTAGTAAATTTAAATCTTCTCTTAATAATTGATAACCACCTGTCGCTTTTTTACCAACACCATACTCGTGGTGAATTTGTATTGCTCTTTTAGCTCTATTTAATCCTTCAATACCATCTTTGTTAGCCACAAATTGTAGTAGATCATTTAATTGTATTCTCTTGGCATCAAAACCTTCTGGTAAAAGTTTTGCTAAATTTTCAAAATCATAAATAAGTTTTTGCGAAGTTTTTTTTGCAATATTGTGATATTTTTTTGTGTTGTTATAATCAGGATGATCTTTAATATTTTTCATGGTATATTTGACACCGTCTGTTTCTATACCAATAATTTTATTTTTTGTTGAAACAGGTTTATTATTATTTTCTTTTATAGGTAGGTATCTTTTATCTCCTTGTAAAGCTGCTCTATCCATTTGTGCCATCATCCATCCACCAGCATCAGCTAAATCAAATCTATATCTTATGGGTTTTACTTCGTTAAAAAATTTAGCTATTCTTGAATACTTGGGGTGAGTAAATGGAACACCATATTTACTAAACCTAGCACCTCTTTCTGAAAATATTACATTGCTTCTATCAAAATCAAACTCTACTTCAGGAAAATTTTTCGTTAACTCTTGTTGTTGATATTTAGTTAATGATTTAAATTTACCACGTTCATATGGTTTACTGTATCCTCTTTCTATAAACTGTGAAACTTTAAAATATTCTGGATCTGATGTGGCAAACCCTAATTTACCTTTTGAAAAATCAGCGTTAGGAAATTCTTTTTTTATCTTTGCTTGATTAGTTTTAGAGAGTGGTGTGTATGCTGTTTTTTTTCTAAACTTACCAGGGTTTTTTTCTTTAGTTTTAAACTGAGCATAGAGTCTATCATAAACTACTTTTTGTGATTTAGGTCCTTGTGCTGGTAATTCATTGTATTGTTTTCCAAACATATTTCTAGCTGCTCTATTTTTTTCAGCCATAGAAATTTTTTTACCTTTTTCTACATCGTAACCTTGTCGTTTTCTATTTTCTTTTTGCCATGCTTCACCGTCTTCAATCTTATCAAAATATTCTACACGTTCAGGTGCACGTCCTACAGTAAATTTATATTTACCTTTGTGTTCTCCTGTCTTCATTAATTTTGGTCCAGAGTATCCCGGTCTAGATCCATCGGCACTTGGTGAAACTAACATACCACCACCTGCCATTGGATTACGTTTATTAAAATCATCAAAAGCTTCTTTTTCCAAAGCTCTCTCTGGTCTGTCTATTTTATCTGCTGTAGTTAGTACACCTTCGTCAAATAAATTTTGTAGTTCTACAATTTTATTTAAAAATTTTTCATCCATGCTACTCTCCTAGCATGCCAGCCAAACCACCTGATGCATTTTCTTTTCTACCTTTTGTTTGAAGGTTTTTAATAAGTTGTTCCATCATCATAACATCATCTTTAGTAGTTCCTGCTGGCACTGGTGATTTAAAAGACCCTTCAGGGAACATCATTTTAACAGCTTCATCTCCATAACCTTCAGAGGCCATGTTCATAGATTTTCTTAAATCATCTTTTGATTTATCAAAAGCTTGTCTTGATTCAATCATATCTCTAATATTTTCTACCATTTCAATTCTTTTACCAGTCATCTCCTCTTTTAGTTTTAAATATTCAGATTTAGACATAATTCTTTTAACTGAATCTGGTAATAATCTATAATTTGTTATACTTAAATATTCCGATGGACTGATACCTTTTTCTTTTGCAAGGTTTTGCAATATAACTTTCATAACCCCGCCACCAAATACAAACGGTATACGACCGCCTTCTGCTTTTTTAATTTTTTCTTTAGAAAGTTGTTCTACTATTTCTTGTTCTAATTCTTCTTTTGATATACTGCCATCCATGACTGTCTCTTCAGACACACCAGACTCAACATCTTTCATTTTACCATCTTGATCTGCACGAGCTGTGTATTCATCGTCTTCT